TATCAGAGATCAAAAAAACACGGTGTTTTCCGGGTGCTGCCGGTAAAAGGCGCGTCTGTCTATGGCAAGCCGGTGATCACCATGCCGAAAACCCGCAATCAGCGGGGCGTGTATCTGTGTGAAGTGGGAACGGACACCGCAAAAGAAATTCTCTATGCCCGTATGAAAGCCGATCCCACGCCTGCGGATGAAGCCACGTCGTATGCCATCCGTTTCCTGATGATCCGGAGATTTTTTCGCTAGACAGAGGCGCAGCAACTGGTGGCGGAGAGCTGGTGGAGAAGTGAGAAAAAGGAAGATGCGTCTGCTGTGGGATAACAAAAAGCGGCGTAACGAAGCGCTGGACTGCCTGGTGTATGCCTACGCGGCATTACGTGTGTCCGTGCAACGCTGGCAGCTTGATCTGGCTGTACTGGCAAAATCCCGGGAAGAAGAGACGACCCGGCCAACCCTGAAAGAACTGGCAGCGAAGCTGTCCGGAGGAGTGAATGGTTACAGTCGCTGAACTGCAGGCGCTGCGTCAGGCGCGCCTTGATTTATTAACCGGTAAACGGGTGGTGTCTGTCCAGAAAGATGGACGAAGAATTGAATATACGGCGGCCTCTCTGGATGATCTTAACCGGGCGATCAATGATGCGGAGTCAGTGCTGGGGACAACAAGCCGCCGCCGTCGTCCGCTGGGAGTGAGGTTATGAAACGAATGCCTGTCCTGATTGATGTGAACGGTGTTCCGCTTCGGGAGAGCCTCAGCTACAACGGGGGCGGTGCAGGATTTGGCGGGCAAATGGCGGAGTGGTTGCCACCGGCGCAGAGTGCCGATGCGGCCCTGTTGCCCGCGTTGCGTCTGGGCAATGCCCGTGCAGATGATCTGGTGCGCAATAACGGGATAGCGGCCAATGCGGTGGCACTGCATAAGGATCACATTGTCGGGCATATGTTTCTGATCAGCTACCGTCCGAACTGGCGCTGGCTGGGGATGCGGGAGACTGCAGCAAAAAGTTTTGTCGATGAGGTGGAGGCGGCCTGGTCGGAATACGCCGAAGGGATGTCTGGCGAGATCGACGTGGAAGGGAAACGCACGTTTACGGAATTTATCCGTGAAGGTGTGGGCGTTCATGCGTTTAACGGCGAAATCTTTGTGCAGCCGGTCTGGGATACGGAGAGCACGCAACTGTTTCGTACGCGTTTTAAAGCCGTGAGTCCGAAACGGGTGGACACGCCAGGACACGGTATGGGGAACCGTTTTCTGCGGGCCGGGGTGGAGGTCGATCGATATGGCCGTGCCGTTGCGTACCATATCTGTGAGGATGATTTTCCGTTCTCTGGTAGTGGACGATGGGAACGGATCCCGCGTGAACTACCCACCGGGCGTCCGGCCATGCTGCATATTTTCGAGCCGGTGGAGGACGGGCAGACCCGTGGGGCTAATCAGTTTTACAGCGTCATGGAACGGCTGAAGATGCTGGATTCCCTGCAGGCAACACAGCTTCAGTCGGCCATTGTGAAAGCCATGTATGCAGCGACGATTGAAAGTGAACTTGATACCGAAAAGGCCTTTGAATATATCGCCGGTGCGCCGCAGGGGCAGAAGGATAATCCGCTTATTAATATTCTGGATAAGTTCTCCACCTGGTATGACACGAATAACGTGACGCTGGGCGGTGTCAAAATTCCGCACCTTTTCCCCGGTGATGATCTGAAACTGCAGACTGCGCAGGATTCAGACAATGGATTTTCGGCGCTTGAACAGGCGCTGCTGCGGTATATCGCCGCCGGTCTTGGCGTTTCCTACGAACAGTTGTCCCGGGATTACTCGAAGGTCAGTTATTCAAGTGCCCGCGCCTCCGCCAATGAGTCGTGGCGCTATTTTATGGGACGACGAAAATTTATTGCGTCCCGGCTGGCCACGCAGATGTTTTCCTGCTGGCTGGAAGAGGCACTTCTTCGGGGGATTATTCGTCCGCCACGGGCGCGTTTTGATTTTTATCAGGCGCGATCAGCCTGGTCACGGGCTGAGTGGATTGGAGCCGGAAGAATGGCCATTGACGGGCTCAAGGAAGTCCAGGAATCAGTGATGCGCATTGAGGCCGGACTGAGCACGTATGAGAAAGAGCTGGCGCTGATGGGCGAGGATTATCAGGACATTTTCCGCCAGCAGGTCAGGGAATCTGCTGAGCGACAAAAAGCCGGACTCTCACGTCCGGTGTGGATAGCGCAGGCGTATGAGCAGCAGATAGCGGAGAGTCGCAGGCCGGAAGAGGAGACAACACCACGTGAGACGTAATCTTTCACACATTATTGCCGCAGCATTCAATGAACCGCTGCTTCTGGAGCCCGCCTATGCGCGGGTTTTCTTTTGCGCGCTCGGGCGCGAGATGGGGGCATCAAGTCTTTCGGTACCACAACAGCAGGTACAGTTTGATGCTCCCGGAATGCTGGCTGAAACGGACGAGTACATGGCCGGAGGTAAACGACCGGCCCGTGTTTACCGGGTGGTGAACGGTATTGCTGTACTGCCGGTGACCGGCACGCTGGTGCACCGGCTGGGGGGTATGCGGCCATTTTCCGGAATGACAGGCTATGACGGCATTGTCGCCTGTCTTCAGCAGGCAATGGCGGATAGCCAGGTGCGGGGCGTACTGCTGGACATTGACAGTCCGGGCGGGCAGGCCGCCGGCGCGTTTGACTGCGCTGACATGATTTACCGCCTCCGTCAGCAGAAGCCGGTCTGGGCACTGTGCAATGACACGGCCTGCTCTGCAGCCATGCTGCTGGCGTCGGCCTGCTCCCGACGGCTGGTTACCCAGACATCCCGTATCGGCTCCATTGGCGTGATGATGAGCCATGTCAGCTATGCCGGTCATCTGGCGCAGGCCGGTGTTGATATCACGCTGATTTACTCAGGGGCGCACAAGGTGGATGGCAATCAGTTTGAAGCGTTGCCGGCAGAGGTTCGCCAGGACATGCAACAGCGCATTGATGCGGCGCGCCGGATGTTTGCTGAAAAAGTAGCGATGTATACCGGTCTGTCTGTTGATGCTGTCACGGGAACAGAGGCCGCCGTTTTTGAAGGTCAGTCCGGCATTGAGGCCGGGCTGGCGGATGAATTAATCAATGCGTCGGATGCCATCAGTGTGATGGCCACGGCGCTGAACAGTAATGTCAGAGGAGGCACTATGCCGCAATTAACTGCAACGGAAGCCGCCGCGCAGGAGAACCAGCGAGTGATGGGGATCCTGACATGCCAGGAAGCGAAAGGACGTGAACAGCTTGCCACGATGCTGGCAGGACAACAGGGCATGAGCGTTGAACAGGCCCGGGCGATTCTGGCCGCGGCGGCACCACAGCAGCCGGTGGCATCCGCGCAGAGTGAAGCCGATCGCATTATGGCGTGTGAAGAAGCGAAAGGTCGTGAACAACTGGCGGCAACGCTGGCGGCGATGCCGGAGATGACGGTGGAAAAAGCCCGCCCGATCCTGGCTGCTTCACCGCAGGCGGATGCCGGACCCTCACTCCGTGATCAGATCATGGCACTGGATGAGGCAAAAGGGGCTGAGGCGCAGGCTGAACAGCTGGCTGCCTGCCCGGGAATGACTGTGGAGAGCGCCCGGGCTGTGCTGGCTGCGGGATCAGGTAAGGCAGAACCGGTCTCTGCATCCACAACCGCCATGTTTGAACGCATCATGGCGAACCATTCACCGGCAGCGGTACAGGGTGGCGTGCCACAGACGTCAGCAGACGGTGATGCGGACGTGAAAATGCTCATGGCCATGCCATGAAGCCAGTGCTGACCATCAACAGGAGGTTTTTACAATATGGTGACGAAAACTATCACTGAACAGCGTGTGGAAGTACGTATTTTTGCCGGTAATGATCCGGCTCATACCGCCACAGGCAGCAGCGGGATTTCCTCGGCAACACCGGCACTGACGCCCCTGATGCTGGATGAGGCCACCGGGAAACTGGTGGTCTGGGACGGACAGAAAGCCGGTAGTGCGGTTGGCATACTGGTACTGCCGCTTGAAGGCACAGAGACGGCGCTGACCTATTACAAGTCGGGGACCTTTGCGACGGAGGCAATCCGCTGGCCTGAAAGTGTGGATGAACACAAAAAGGCCAACGCCTTTGCCGGCAGTGCCCTGAGTCACGCGGCGCTGCCGTAACACGTTATCAGGCCACCGCGGTGGCCTGACTGATTTCTGAATGAAAGGAACTGATTTATGGGATTGTTTACGACCCGCCAGTTACTCGGTTATACCGAACAAAAAGTGAAATTTCGTGCGCTGTTTCTGGAGCTGTTTTTCCGCCGTACGGTGAATTTCCATACCGAAGAGGTGATGCTGGACAAAATTACCGGAAAAACGCCGGTGGCGGCCTATGTTTCCCCGGTTGTTGAAGGAAAAGTGCTGCGTCATCGTGGTGGTGAAACCCGCGTGTTACGTCCGGGCTACGTCAAGCCGAAACACGAATTTAATTACCAGCAGGCGGTTGAGCGTCTTCCCGGTGAAGATCCGGCTCAGCTGAACGACCCGGCCTACCGTCGTCTGCGTATCATCACTGATAACCTCAAACAGGAAGAGCACGCCATTGTCCGGGTGGAAGAAATGCAGGCGGTGAATGCCGTGCTGTATGGCAAATACACGATGGAAGGAGACCAGTTCGAGAAAATTGAGGTCGATTTTGGCAGGTCGACGAAGAATAACATCACTCAGGGTAGTGGTAAGGAGTGGTCAAAACAGGATCGTGACACGTTCGATCCTACACATGATCTTGACCTCTACTGCGACCAGGCCAGCGGTCTTGTGAATATTGCCATTATGGACGGTACCGTCTGGCGTCTGCTGAATGGCTTTAAATTGTTCCGCGAAAAACTGGATACCCGTCGCGGCTCTAATTCGCAACTCGAAACAGCGGTGAAAGACCTGGGCGCGGTGGTGTCCTTCAAAGGGTATTACGGCGATCTGGCCATTGTGGTGGCCTCTTCCCGTTATCCGAAACACTGGCTGACGGTAGGGGATCCCGCCCGTGAATTTACCATGACGCAGTCCGCGCCGCTGATGGTGTTGCCGGACCCGGATGAGTTTGTGGTGGTACAGGTGAAATAATCCGTGAGCGGGGGCGAAATGCCCCCGTGTCTTTTTTCACAGGGGGATGATATGGCAACGAAAGAGCAAAATCTGAAACGGCTTGATGAACTGGCCCTGATTCTGGGGCGTGAGCCGGATATATCCGGGAGTGCCGCAGAGATAGCGCAGCGGGTGGCAGAATGGGAAGAGGAAATGCAGTCATCCGGCGATGATGTACAGGTTATGAATATGGATATCCGGGAGAGGGAAAACGCGGCTCATGATGTTCGTGAGGAAACATCCGGCGCGTTAACGCGCATCAGAGTTCTGACCTGCCTCCATCTCTGTGGCGTTGATGGTGAAACGGGGGAATCCGTTGAGCTTGCGGATGTTGGTCGGGTGATTCTGATTATGTCCTCAGATGCAAAAACACACGTTGATGGTGGAATGGCTGTTTATGCGTGATTTTCAGAATGCCTTTGATGCCGCCCTTGCCGGGGTGGACAGTACGATTGTTGAAGTGATGGGCATCAGTGCGCAGTTCACCTCCGGTGCACAGCGTGGCGGCGAAGTTCAGGGGGTTTTTGACGATCCGGAGTCGCTGGGGTTTGCCAGTAGTGGGATCCGTATTGAAGGAAGCAGCCCGTCATTATTTGTGCGGACGGATACGGTTCGTGCCGTGCGGCGTGGTGACACGTTGACCATTAATGGTGAGACGTTCTGGGTGGATCGTGTTTCTCCGGATGACGGGGGCAGTTGTTATCTCTGGCTGAACCGTGGGCAACCACCCGCAGTTAACCGGCGACGATAAACGCAGGGTGAATTATGGCGATAAAAGGGCTTGATCAGGCGATTGAAAATCTGAGCCGGGTTCGTAAAAACGCCATTCCGTCGGCTTCAGCAATGGCTATTAACCGCGTGGCTACAACGGCGATTAATCAGTCTTCATCACAGGTTGCCCGGGAGACCAGGGTGAGCCGGAAACTGGTAAAGGAACGGTCCAGACTGAAACGGGCGACGGTCAGAAATCCGAATGCCAGAATTATCGTTAACCGCGGTGATCTCCCTGCTATTAAGCTGGGGATCAGGATGCTTGGTCATCGTCCGAACAGCATACTTAAAGCCGGTCAGCATCGTTATCAGCGGGCATTCATCCAGCGATTAAATAATGGGCGCTGGCATGTTATGCAACGTTTGCCAGAAGCCCGGTATGCGAAGGGCAATGACGATAAAGGAAGGAAAAAGCGTAATCGTCTTCCCATTCAGGTGGTTAAAATTCCGATGGCGGCCCCACTGAAGCAGGCTTTTGATGAGAACGTTAACCGTATCCGGCGAGAACGTCTGCCAAAAGAACTGGGCTATGCGTTGAAACAACAACTAAGGATTGTGATAAAGCGATGAAACATACTGATATCCGTGCTGCAGTGCTGGATGCACTCGAGCAGCATGAACACGGGGCGACGCTGTTTGATGGTCGCCCCGCTGTTTTTGATGAGGCGGATTTTCCGGCAATTGCTGTTTATCTCACCGGCGCTGAATACACGGGCGAAGCGCTGGACAGCGATACCTGGCAGGCGGAGCTGCATATTGAAGTTTTCCTGCCTGCTCAGGTGCCGGATTCAGAGCTGGATTCGTGGATGGAAAGCCGGATTTATCCGGCGATGAGTGCGATCCCGGCACTGTCAGGCCTGATTACCACGATGGTTACGCAGGGCTATGAGTATCGTCGTGATGACGATATGGCGTTATGGAGTTCTGCTGATTTGACTTATTCCATTACATACGAGATGTGAGGACGATATGCCAACACCAAATCCTCTGGCACCGGTAAAAGGTGCCGGTACCACCCTGTGGGTTTATAACGGTCAGGGTGATGCCTATGCAAACCCGTTGTCAGACGATAACTGGCAGCGACTGGCACAGGTAAAGGATCTGACGCCGGGCGAGGTGACGGCAGAACCCTACGATGATAACTACCTGGATGATGAAGACGCGGACTGGACTGCGACCGGGCAGGGGCAGAAGTCTGCAGGAGATACCAGTTTTACGCTGGCCTGGAAACCGGGAGAAGAAGGTCAGAAAGGGCTTATAGGCTGGTTTGAAAGCGGGGATGTGCGGGCCTATAAAATCCGTTTCCCGAACGGCACGGTGGATGTGTTCCGTGGCTGGGTCAGCAGTATCGGTAAGGCCGTAACGGCGAAGGAAGTGATCACCCGTACGGTGAAAGTGACCAACGTGGGTAAACCTTCTGTGGCGGAAGAACGCAGCGAAATTACGCCGGTCACTGCGATTAAGGTGACGCCGACATCTGGTACGGTGGCAAAAGGGAAAACAACAACCCTGACGGTTTCTTTTGAGCCGGAAAGTGCAACCGACAAAACGTTCAGAGCGGTTTCCGCCGATCCGTCAACGGGAACCATTGCTGTGAAAGATATGGCGATCACTGTGACGGGGGTTAAGGCTGGAAAAGTGAGTATCCCCGTGATTTCCGGTAATGGTCAGTTTGCCACGGTAGCTGAAGTCACCGTTACTGAAGCGGGCGCTGCAGGGTAAACGGAGGTAATACATGTTTCTGAAAACCGAACAATTTGAATATAACGGTGTGTCCGTCACGCTTTCCGAGCTGTCTGCGCTGCAGCGTATCGAGCATCTTGCCCTGCTGAAACGACGGGCAGAACAGGCTGAAGCCAGCGGTAACCTGCAGGTGAGCGTGGAAGACCTTGTCAGAACCGGCGCGTTTCTGGTGGCGATGTCCCTGTGGCATAACCATCCACAGAAAACGGAGTCACCATCAATGAATGAGGCTGTGATGCAGATCGAACAGGAGGTGCTCACCACCTGGCCTGCTGATGCCATTGCCCGGGCGGAAGACGTGGTGTTGCGTCTGTCCGGGATGAGCGGGGCTGTTCATGTGGATACGGATATCACCGAAGTGGCGAAAAATAACGCGCTTACTGATGATGATTTTTCTGCGGGAAAGTCTTCGACGGCGAGCTGAACTTTGCCCTCAGACTGGCGCGTGAGATGGGGAGACCCGACTGGCGCGCCATGCTTGCCGGGATGACATCCACCGAATATGCCGACTGGCACCGTTTTTACCGCACGCATTATTTTCAGGATACCCAGCTGGATATGCATTTTTCCGGGCTGACGTACGCTGTACTCAGCCTGTTTTTTTGCGATCCGGATATGCATCCCTCTGATTTCAGTCTGCTTGTCCCCCGGCATGAGGAAGAGCAGGTGGAGAGGCTGGATGAGGACAAAATGCTGATGCAGAAAGCGGCAGGACTTGCCGGAGGCGTCCGGTTCGGTGGGGACGGAGGGCGCGATATTTTATCGTCTGCGGATGTGGCGGATGTCATGGTGGATGATGCCGCATTAATGATGGCTTCAGCGGGGATTTCCGGAGGTGTGAGATATGTCCCAGCCGGTTGGTGATCTTGTTATTGACCTTAGTCTGGATGCGGTCCGTTTCGATGAGCAGATGAGCCGGGTAAGGCGTCATTTTTCAGGTCTGGATACCGACGCCAGAAAAACCGCCAGTGCTGTTGAACAGGGCCTGAGCCGCCAGGCGCTGGCTGCGCAAAAAGCCGGGATTTCCGTCGGACAGTATAAAGCGGCCATGCGAACCCTGCCCGCACAGTTTACGGATATCGCCACGCAGCTTGCCGGTGGTCAGAATCCCTGGCTGATCCTGCTGCAACAGGGCGGTCAGGTGAAGGACTCCTTCGGCGGGATGATCCCCATGTTCAGGGGGCTTGCCGGTGCGATCACCCTGCCGATGGTCGGGGTCACCTCGCTGGCGGTGGCGACAGGTGCGCTGGCGTACGCCTGGTACCAGGGGGATTCCACGCTTTCAGCGTTTAATAAAACCCTGGTTCTTTCCGGTAATCAGTCCGGACTGACTGCCGATCGCATGTTGACGCTCTCCAGAGCCGGACAGGCCGCAGGGCTGACGTTTAACCAGGCGAGTGAGTCACTGGCAGCCCTGGTGAATGCCGGTGTGCGTGGTGGTGAACAGTTTGATGCCATCAACCAGAGTGTCGCGCGTTTTGCTTCTGCATCCGGTGTGGAGGTGGACAAGGTTGCAGAGGCTTTCGGAAAACTGACCACCGACCCTACGTCGGGGCTGATTGCGATGGCGCGCCAGTTCCGTAACGTGACGGCAGAGCAGATTGCGTATGTTGCGCAGCTGCAGCGTTCCGGTGATGAGGCCGGGGCCTTACAGGCGGCGAACGATATCGCCACGAAAGGCTTTGATGAGCAGACCCGCCGCCTGAAAGAGAACATGGGCACGCTGGAGACCTGGGCAGACAGGACTGCACGGGCATTCAAATCCATGTGGGATGCGGTGCTGGATATTGGTCGTCCTGATACCGCGCAGGAGATGCTGATTAAGGCAGAGGCTGCGTATAAGAAAGCAGACGACATCTGGAATCTGCGCAAGGATGATTATTTTGTTAACGATGAAGCGCGGGCGCGTTACTGGGATGATCGTGAAAAGGCCCGTCTTGCGCTTGAAGCCGCCCGAAAGAAGGCTGAGCAGCAGACTCAACAGGACAAAAATGCGCAGCAGCAGAGCGATACCGAAGCGTCACGGCTGAAATATACCGAAGAGGCGCAGAAGGCTTACGAACGGCTGCAGACGCCGCTGGAGAAATATACCGCCCGTCAGGAAGAACTGAACAAGGCACTGAAAGCGGGAAAATCCTGCAGGCGGATTACAACACGCTGATGGCGGCGGCGAAAAAGGATTATGAAGCGACGCTGAAAAAGCCGAAACAGTCCGGCGTGAAGGTGTCTGCGGGCGATCGTCAGGAAGACAGTGCTCATGCTGCCCTGCTGACGCTTCAGGCAGAACTCCGGACGCTGGAGAAGCATGCCGGAGCGAATGAGAAAATCAGCCAGCAGCGCCGGGATTTGTGGAAGGCGGAGAGTCAGTTCGCGGTACTGGAGGAGGCGGCACAACGTCGCCAGCTGTCCGCACAGGAGAAATCCCTGCTGGCGCATAAAGATGAGACGCTGGAGTACAAACGCCAGCTGGCTGCACTTGGCGACAAGGTTACGTATCAGGAGTGCCTGAACGCGCTGGCGCAGCAGGCGGATAAATTCGCACAGCAGCAACGGGCAAAACGGGCCGCCATTGATGCGAAAAGCCGGGGGCTGACTGACCGGCAGGCAGAACGGGAAGCCACGGAACAGCGCCTGAAGGAACAGTATGGCGATAATCCGCTGGCGCTGAATAACGTCATGTCAGAGCAGAAAAAGACCTGGGCGGCTGAAGACCAGCTTCGCGGGAGCTGGATGGCAGGCCTGAAGTCCGGCTGGAGTGAGTGGGAAGAGAGCGCCACGGACAGTATGTCGCAGGTAAAAAGTGCAGCCACGCAGACCTTTGATGGTATTACACAGAATATGGCGGCGATGCTGACCGGCAGTGAGCAGAACTGGCGCAGCTTCACCCGTTCCGAGCTGTCCATGATGACAGAAATTCTGCTTAAGCAGGCAATGGTGGGGATTGTCGGGAGTATCGGCAGCGCCATTGGCGGGCTGTTGGTGGCGGCGCATCCGCGTCAGGCGGTACAGCCATTCAGGCCGCTGCGGCGAAATTCCATTTTGCAACCGGAGGATTTACGGGAACCGGCGGCAAATATGAGCCAGCGGGGATTGTTCACCGTGGTGAATTTGTCTTCACGAAGGAGGCAACCAGCCGGATTGGCGTGGGGAATCTCTACCGGCTGATGCGCGGCTATGCCACCGGTGGTTATGTCGGTACACCGGGCAGTCTGGCTGACAGCCGGTCGCAGGCGTCCGGGACGTTTGAGCAGAATAACCATGTGGTGATTAACAACGACGGCACGAACGGGCAGATAGGTCCGGCTGCTCTGAAGGCGGTGTATGACATGGCCCGCAAGGGTGCCCGTGATGAAATTCAGACACAGATGCGTGATGGTGGCCTGTTCTCCGGAGGTGGACGATGAAAACCTTCCGCTGGAAAGTGAAACCCGGTATGGATGTGGCTTCGGCCCCTTCTGTAAGAAAGGTGCGCTTTGGTGATGGCTATTCCCAGCGAGCG